ATGCTATTTATATCATAATCATATCATAATCATATCCGGCGTTTGAAATGTAAAAGGTGTAATCCCCTCGTCTAAACATTGAAAACAACGTCGATATCATATACTTTTTTGAGTACTACACGAAACCACTGAAGGTCGGTTTCGCGCGAAGGGTCGATGTCATCGTTTCGAATGCGAAAACTCAACACATCCGAAAAGTCGTCTTCGGCTTCCAGGTATTTACAGCAAGCCGGCGAGTTTCCGTTTATAAACAACTCTTTCGGAATCATAAACCCGAATTTGTATTCGGTAATATCGCGAATCGATATTCCATGGGATTGTATTATGCGCGATAACGCAACGTCTTCGTAGTTTGAAAAATCGATGGGGGATGCGGCGATTAGTCCGACGACATCTTTCGAAAGAATAACTCCCGTTCCCGTAATAAATCCCTGGTACGCGAATCCGGTAGCAAACCGTTCAAGCGGAGCGTCGGACAACAATCGCAATAAATGGTCGATGTTCCACATCGTGCTGAGATTGGTACGAACCAAGTAGTCATACGAATATGTTTGGTTTATGTATTCCATCGCCTTCGCAGTCTTTTGGTGGATTCCCGGAATAATCGATTCGACGCCGTTGATATACAAATGGTCGTCGGTTTCGACCACGTCCGTTTCTTGTTCGCGGGATTCCAGGAAAAACAACTTGATGGTTGGGAACAAACAGTAGTATAGCCGCGACAGCTCTTTCATTTTGGGATATACCGGATGATTATGGGATGAGATAGCGACAAAAATAATTCTATAATGTATTGTGTTTGACATTATAGAAAAGACAACGGACTGTTTGTTTATATTATTGTTTTTGGTGTTTGTTTTGGTCATTCTTTCGGTTATTCTTTCGGTAGTTCGATTGGTTTGGGTCGGCAATCCAATAGTGCGGTGGCGTTTAGTGCCCGGTCGCGCTGGAGTATTTCCGCTCCGGCAACAATCCATTCTTTCGCATTCAAGAGTGCGTTTTTGGCGTATGCATAGGCCTTTTCTAACAGTTGCGCGACTTCCTCATCGATGATTTGTCGGTATTTCTCGCTGCGGCTGGGATATACCGCAAGTTTGCCCATACCATAATACGTTATCATCCTTTCGGCCAGTTTCAGTGCCTCTTCGAAATCGTTGATTGCGCCAGTACTCACCGAATCGTCGAAGAAAATCTCCTCCGCCACTCGTCCCGCCAACAAAATAACCAAATGCTCGAACAATGCCTCGCGGGTAGAAATGGCCGAACTGGGCGGCGACTCGAATATAGTATATGCTGGACTGCTCGGCGACGACAAATTGATGATGACTTTGCGCATTTTCGCGTGATATTTCGAGAGTAATCCCATAATCGAATGTCCCATTTCGTGTATCGATATTTGGCGGATCATTTCGGGCGTGAATGTGTGGTCGGTCGGCTGCCACCCAGCCAGCATCTTGTTCATAATCAGGTCCACATCGCCCGTCGCCATTTGGGTGCGGTTTTCACGGAGGGCATTCAGCATGGCCTCATTTAGCATATTCTCGATTTGTGCGCCAGAAAATCCCGCGGTCAGTTCGACCAGTGTTTCCTTGGAAATCGACTCGCTGGCCGGTTTTCCGCGGATATGTATGTCCACAATCGCCCGTCTCGTCTTTTCATCGGGAAACCCAATATGAACCCGCTTGTCGATTCTGCCAGGACGAATGAGTGCTTGGTCGAGCAGGTCGATGCGGTTCGTCGCGCCGACTAAAAACACACCATTCGCCGTTTTGAATCCGTCGAGTGCCACCAGGAGTTCGTTCAATGTATTGTCCCGTTCCGTCCCCGAATCACCGTCCGATGACCGCGACCTGCCCACCGCGTCAATCTCGTCGATAAACACAATACATGGTCGATTGTTTTTGGCCAATGCGAACAGTTCGCGCACTCTCGCCGGACCCACACCCACGTATTTTTCCTGGAATTCGGACCCCGCCACTGAAATAAACCCCGTATTGGCTTCGCCCGCTAAGGCTTTCGCCATCATGGTTTTACCCGTTCCGGGAGGCCCCTCGAAAATGAGTCCTTTGGGAATACGCACATTGTACGGCTCGTATTTCTGGTAATTCTTGATCATGTCCACACACTGCATCAGTTCTTGCTTGACATTGTCGTAGCCTCCAATATCGGCGAATTTCAATGGATGGTCGCGGACCACCTCGAAATGTTCCGATTTCTTCGGAACGGAATCGGGCATTCCGCGGCGTTTTTGGCGAACGTCTCGGTCTCGCTGTTCTTTTTCGGGTTCGCCGTCTTCATTGAAATTAAACCCATATCCATTTGCGTTAATAATAATACGCAAACCACCTTGACGCGGTTCTTCGGCATCATAATCATCGTCTTCCTCGTCGTAATCGTCGTCGTCATCGAAGTCCACGTGATACCCACCACTCGGATTGGGACCCGTGTTTGGACCCGAGCCCGGGGACGTCATGTTCTGAATACGATTGACGTATTGACCATAGTATTTCCGGGAAATAGGATATTTCTTATCGGAAAACGAAGGCGCCGATGTTTTTCGACTCACCGACATAGTCGACATTGTCAACATGCGCCTACCCGGCAGCAAGAGTCCACTCACATACGTCATTGGCAATACATAGAAAAACAATAGTCTAAATCTCATCATAAATGTACTAACTATACCGAGTCTTTTATATCCTTGTTGATTATTTGTTTGTTATAGGGTTTGACAACATAAAATTGATATAAACACACATCCATATATTATATACTAATTCGTCATTGTTGTTATTATTATTATCGTTATCGTTATTATCGAACCGCTTTATTGCTACTTTCTCTCTCGACATGGATCTTTCTCAAACCAAACTCACGAAAGCCGAATGGCAATCGATTGAAGTTCCCGTAGCGGAATCCGAATCAGCGATTCTATCGCTCATTATGGCCGGATACGACAACCCCGCGATTTGTGTCAATACTACCACTTCGCTCTTGTCGTACATGAAAATCGACGCCAATCGAGAGTTGGAGTTTTATCTATACAAGGAATATTTCGCAAAACCAATCCAGGACATCAGTGTTTCATCCACCTTATTGACTGCGTGGGTCAATGCCGTGCGCGTACTAAAAACCAAACAACCGAACAAAGCGGACATGATTCGTATTACCAATGTGCGCAACAGCGCCACTTCCCCTGAACACCGCAAAAACATCTTCGAATTCGTGTTGATTGATTTTTGTGCGGGAGTCATGGGTCTCCAGACGCAACGCAGCCGCGAGTTTTATCTGTATAGTCTCGTCCAGTTCCGCAAATCGTCCATCCAGCGAATCAATCCGCACGTCGCCGAATTCGTGGATTGTGTCGTATCGACGGCAAACATCGAATCGCCGGAAATGATTCGCAAGGTGTTTGCGCATTCCGCGGACGTCATCGAGAAGAATCCCTATTTAATCCAGTATGAAGACCGTCGACTCTATTCCCACCAGGAACGGCTCTTCACCATCTTCCACGGCGAAAAACGCGTTCCCAAACTGGTTCTGTATATGGCCCCCACCGGAACGGGCAAAACGATGAGTCCCCTCGGACTCTCGCAAAAATACCGGATTATATTCGTCTGTGTTGCGCGCCACGTCGGCGTGGCATTGGCTCGGTCGGCCATTTCGATGGGCAAAAAAGTGGCGTTTGCGTTCGGATGTAGCACGGCATCGGATATTCGCCTCCACTATTTCGCCGCGAAGGATTATAAAATAAACAAACGTTCGGGCGGAATCGGAAAGGTCGACAACAGCGTGGGCGACAAGGTGGAAATCATGATTTGCGACGTGGCGTCATATTTGACCGCAATGTATTATATGTTGGCGTTCAATGACGAATCCGATTTGATTACCTACTGGGACGAGCCGACCATTACGATGGACCAGGAATCCAATCCCCTTCACGAAACCATCCATAAAAACTGGTGCGACAACACCATTTCCAAGATGGTCCTTTCGTGCGCCACTCTTCCCTCTCAATCGGAGATCCAGGCGACCCTGATGGACTTCCAGTTGCGGTTTACGCGCTACGACGAGGATTTGGAACGCGAAGTCGAGCCGGAAATACACAGTATTAACAGTTATGACTGTAAAAAGACCATTACGCTGCTAAACAAGGAGGGTCGTTGTGTGTTGCCGCATTTGATGTTTCCGCAATACCGGCACATTGTGCGCAGTGTCGAACACTGCGAGCAAAACAAAACATTGATGCGGTATTTCAATATGGAGGAAGTTGTGCGGTTTATTCTCTATGCCGAATCGCGCGGATGCTTGGCGACCTTGCCCGAAGCCCAATTCAAGAGTATTTCCGATATCAACATGAACACGCTGAAACTGTATTATTTGTCTGTATTGAAATCGCTTCCGGCGGATAGATGGCCTGAGATTTACAGCGGGTTGACGTCGACCCTCGCGCCGTATTTCCATACACCATCCGTCAAAAAAATACAGAGCGTCGATTCCGCGCGACGTTTTGGGTCTTCATCGACCCATTCTCTTGCCGCAACAGGCGCTGGCGCAGCACCGTTATCCCGCACAATGAGTATGTCTTCGCCGCCATCAACATCCGCTCCCATAACGTCCAGTTCCGACGGGATATTGCTGACAACCCGCGACGCACATACACTCACTGACGGCCCGACCATATTTATCGCGGAAGACGTTGACAAAATCGGCAAGTTTTATATTCAGCAATCGAAGATACCGGAAAATGTGTATGCGTCCATCATGGAAAAAATCGAGAAAAACAATCAGATACAACGCCAGGTCGATATCCTGGAGAAGGAATTGGCGGACAAGATGGGCGAGAAAGGACAGACGGCGGACAAGATGGGCGAAAAAGACCGGTCCAAGAAAGCCGACCGCGAACCAATGGACAAGGAAACCCAGCGACTCCTGGAGAGAATCGCCGGGGTGCGCGAACAAATCCAAATGGTCGCGATGAATTCGTTGTATATTCCCAACACGAAACAACACCAGGACGCATGGCTTCCCGCTGGCCAGCCGCATAAACGCAACGCATTTGTGCCCAATCTGGACGAAGAAGATGTGCGCGAAATCATGGGGTTGGATGTCGATACGCAGAAGAAACTGATGTTGATTATGGGCATTGGGGTGTTTTCGCGGGATACCAACCAGCAATACGCCGAAACGATGAAACGACTGGCGTATGAGCAACGGCTGTTCTTGATTATCGCGTCATCGGATTATATTTATGGCACCAATTACCAGTTTTGCCACGGGTTTGTGGGAAAAGACCTGGTCAACATGACGCAGCAGAAAACTATCCAAGCGATTGGGCGTATCGGGCGAAACAATATCCAGCAGGAGTATACGGTCCGATTCCGCGACGACGCCATCCTCGAACAGCTGTTTCGACCGGTGGAGGTGAATCTGGAGGCGGTGGTGATGTCCCGACTGTTTGTATCCGAAGCGTAGTAGGGAAACCTACGGTTTCCCCTACGACCCCTTCCCTTGTATGCGCGCTTCGCGCGAAATAAGGATGGATTGTATGTAAAGCATGTAGCCCCATAGTGCTTTGGGCCCCGGCCGCTTCCCCTACGACCCATTCCCTGTAGGGCGCAAGACGCCGCAACGATGGATTATAGGTAAAACATTGGTAGGTACACTTGTTTTCCTTCTGCTACATAAAATCTCATAAAAATAAAAATGTATTGTTTTTTATTGTTTTTTAATGTTTAGACGATGGGATTGATGCCTCTGCTTCGCATTAGCATCAATCTTCTCGTCTTGCCATATATGCTGGTCCGTGGATTTTAATCCACGTGACCAGACATTAAATATCTTTATGTTTTGTATGAGAGTTATAGATTCTCATACAATCGCTATGCTTGTTGTTGCTTGTCGTTCCACGGTGTTAGCCGTGGAACAAGAAGCGCCAGTAAGGGAAGGGGTCGTAGGGGAAACCGTAGGTTTCCCTACTAACCGAAAGAATTCCGATGCCGCAAAACAATATCGTCCGTAGACGTACACGAAAGTGCTACATGTACACTCTCGATATCTTGTATATATTTCATGTTTGGTTGGTTTCGTCGAGAGTCAGACATAGACGATTCGGTATCGGCCAATAGCGGTGCTCTAAACCCGTCCAGCAAAAACCGCATATACTGTTTGTTCTCATCGAAAAACTTGATATAGTCGTCTTGTGTATCCGCCGGCAGCCCAAACAAATAATGTTTTTTCACCGACTTTTTGATATATTCCGGTTTGATCGAATTGAACGCAACGGGAGTCTCGATATACGCTGAATAGGGCATATTGATGGAATGGATGGCTATCTTCAAGATACTCCCCATTTTGAAGACGATAAACAACGAATTCGTTATGAACCCAAACAGCGAGCTCCGGTCGTAATAGTTCTTGTATATGACCCCCGCGCTGATTCCCACGTTCATAACATACAGCGACAACAAAATGATCCCCACGCGACGATACATGCGAAACAATACACTGATAATCCGCGACTGTTCTCCCAGCAACGAAGCCTTCTTGGTATCGAGAATACCCAACAAATTCGTGAAATATTCCTTTTCTACCGGGAGTCGCTGGTCGTTCTCGAAATACATCCGCAGAATTCGTTCGCGGCTAATCTCAATACCGTATTCCCCAATCAACGCAAACGCCATAAACGTATTCATCGTCAAGGCCACGATTTCCATATTGTCTTTGGGTATCAGGTTTTCGGTCAATGTACAGATTCCGTCGCTACATCGCTGGGGAGTGAATACAGTGAGAAAACTGCCAATCATAGTCTTGTATAGTTCGAAACAGATGCGAATCAGCAAGAGTAGTTGTTGTGTTTTGGTGGTCTTGATTTGGCCGTTTTCGAAGAGGGGTTCGTAGAGAGTCTTTCGGATATATTCGTAGACGGATATGCCTTGGCATTGGTATTGCGCGCACTGGTTCGTGTACCGGACACAGTGGGGAATATACCCGAAGCATTGGAAACACCAACAGAATTCCCAGCACAATTCCATGCCGGTGGACGTCGGTTCGGGGTTTTTCGCGGCGTGGCGGCCGTCTTCTATATCGGATATTTCGAGTGGCGCGCGCGTAGCAGAAGGTGCTAAATCGATGCGAACCGAGAGTGCTCGGTGGATATTTTGGATATCTTCGGGAGTATGCCTATACTTTGGTTTGCGTTTGAGACAAATATCCTGTATTTGATTGTATAAAGTCGATGACGGCGATGAAGGTGGCTCCGACATGATATGCTATGATATTATATCGGGAGAAACGATATATACACATCTCGACATCTATCTATACCCCAAACAATCAAATCCATCCCAACAATGTCCATACTCTCGTTGTATTTTATTGTATTTGTATATACCCAGTTCTCGGCGGCTTGGCTAACACCCATCCAACAAAAACAAGTTCGGTCCATACTCTCGAACCCGGCCACGCCACACCTCATCAAAGTCAAAACACAGAATATAGTGTATGAACATTACGTCGACTGGGCCAACCGGCTGGCAAAAAACGCCACGTGGACGGTATCGCCGGACCTGACCCAATGTGTCTCTCTCGGTCTAATGAAAGCCATTCGCAAATACAACTGGTCCCGAAATACCCATTTCACGAGTTATGCCAAAAAATATGTGTTGAGCGAGGTATATGCGTATACCACGAAATCGGGCCAAACTCGGCGCGACATCCAGTTTGTATCTCCCGCGAACCAGTGGATCTTCGACCTTTGCCCCAGACAAAACCGAGAGTCAACCAAACATGACGAAATCCAAAAAAACGACATTCTTTGTTTATTGGACCCCGAAGAGCGTCGGCTATTCGAGCACGTCTACGGCAGCGCGTTTACTGGGGAGAAAGGCAAATCGGTGCGGCAGATTTGCGATTTGATGGCGTATGGAAACGAGGAGACGTATCGCATCCGCAAAAATAGACTGGCGCAAAAGATTCTGAAGAAAGGCAAACTGTAGAACAATATCCGACTCTCGATGTTGTTGCCGAGAGTACATAAATAATAATAATAATAATAATAAAACAAATAAAACAAACAAACTATTGTATGAGAGTCGTATAGATTCTCATACACTACCACGGGTATAAATAAAACACAAATACTTGTTTATGTATCGAACGCAAGAACTTGGCAATAAGGTTAGCAACAAGGTTGGGCTATAG